CATCTGGAACAAAAGGATTAATGATATGTAAGTCTTTTCTAAAAGTTTTAAAATATTGACCAGCGAATACATCCCAATCTCCCCATCTCCAAGCTTTATATAAATCTGGATCTTTTTCTTTTAACGCCTCAAGAACTGCTACATATTGAGGGTCTTTCTCCATTAACACAGTATTATCATCAAGTGTAGCTGGGATAAAAATACGAGTTAAGGTCAATTCTTTATCTTTTACTTTCATTCTATATGTATAAGGAGTTCCTGGTGGTGCTACATCAACAAATCTTTCTTTTACCCAAACATGCCCTACACCTCCAGGGTTTGTTGTATTAAAAATTTGAGGTTTCAACCCATCTACAGTGCTACGACAAGAACCCATTATTTGTAAATAATACATTTCTTGAGGTATTTGAGTAAGTTCCTCAACTAATTCTCTTTGATATTCATGTCCTAAATATTTTTCATATGATTTTCTATCTTTTAAATGTCCTGTTCTAAATATAGCTCCACTAGGAAATTTAACTGTTGCTGGTTTACCTGACACTACTCCACCTACTCCTGCATACATATAAGCAGCTCTATCTAACCAATCAGCTAAATCTTCGGCATTCTTTCTTAATACTAAAGCTCTATATCTTGGATGGTCAATATATAAATTACCATAAGGATTTTTTTCACCTAACAACCATACTTGTCCGCAATCTGTTTTTCCTGGTCCTCTAGCACCTCCTGCTAATATTTCAAATTCATCTCTTAATAAAGCATTCTCTTGCCAAGGAAAAGGTTTCCATTCGCTCATTTTTCTGGTTTATAAATATGTACTGTTTCTAGTTTCTCATCATCAGACGTAATATCTTTCTTATCTCTCCAATTCAATATGTTCTTTGAAGCCATAATTGCAAATGGTTGAGCATATAGATTTTGTAGTCCGTTAGTTATTAATATATTCTCTTGACATTCTTTTGCTCTCTTTATGGCGACGGAGAATTCAGGATATTTTTTAGACCATTCATTAATTGTATCTCTATGAACTCCTATCTTTACTGCAAATCCTGCAAGTGTTGGTAAATCAGATGGTAAAAGTTTAACTTCTTCTTTTGTAGTTCCATCTTTATAAGTAATTACTACTGGTGTTTCAAAGTGTGGCTCAATATCAAAATAATCCATTATTTCATCACAATACTTTGGGTCATATTTAGTTGGTTGTCCTGCGTGTAATTTCACGATATTTTTGTTAGATACCATATCTGTATTATAACATTTTAATTTGAACCTAATTGACCACTCCCCTACCCTATTTTAGGCTATTTCTTTCAGTAGGGGACACCCTAATCAACTATATCTAACTATATCATTCAGCTTTGTTTTTGATATCTCCGATTACTCTGACCATTTCTTCTTCTTCCTCTGCTTCTTTTGGGTTATTCCACTTATAAAGTGTCTTTCCATCTGGTCGCATTACTCCACCAACAGGACTATTCTTTAACTCTAATTTCTTTTTTATTATTTCTGGTAATCTCTCTACATCTTTGATTTGTTTAGATCCAATATAATATCCTATTAAGACGCTTACTATTATTTCTATAAATGTTATTATTCCGTCCATATTTTTAATTTATGATATTCCCAATTAATAATTAATTGTTTTACATTTTTCTTAGTATATATTTGGAATCTTATTCCAGACCAATACCACCACACAATTCTGAAACATCCTAATTTAATTTCTCCAACTCTACCAAGTGATATTCGACTATTCATATTTGTTTTGTAATTAATCTTTATAATATGATAATTCAGGCCATACATTAATAGCTGTCTTTACTTCATTAGGACTGACATCTATTCTTTTTGTTCCATAAGTTTCTATAAATTCCTTACTTACGTGACCTTCACGAAATGGAGCAATTAAATCTTTTGCATATTGTTTTCTTTGGTCTTTAATCTCTTGACTAGTAAATTCTACTTGTTTACTTAATTTACCACTAGATTTTCTACACTCAGAACATAAAGTTACTCCTAAGAATTGTTTATATCCTGCTTCATTTTTGTGGCACTGAGGGCATTTCATTGACTATTGTTGCTCCGATAGATTGTAATTGTATAGCAACTGATACAGAATTAATAATAGCTTGTTTCACGACACTAGTAGGGTCAATTATTCCTTCTTTAACCATATCTTTAATCTCTCCATCATTAACATCAACACCAGCATTGTCTAGTTTAGAGATGGACACTAAGGTTCTCATCTCTCCTGCGTCATAACCAGCATTCTTGATAAGGGTATTGAATGGACGTTTTATAGCTTCTTTAAGTATTCTTTCTCCAAAGTTATTAGTATCTAAGACATGAGATATCTTCTCATATATAATCTCACCACCTGGGACAATTCCGTCAATCATAGAGGCTTTGGTAGCGTGGACTGCGTCATCAACTCTCTCTTTGCGTTCTTTCATTTCTACTTCTGTACTTCCTCCAACTCTGATAACAGCCACCCCATTAGTAAGTTTAGCTTGACGTTCTTTAAGTTTAGCAAGTTCCCACTCACTTGTTTCATTTTCCATAGCTTTTTTAATTCCTTCTACTCTGTCTTGAATGTCTTCTTTGATTCCCTTCCCCCCGACGATGATAGTTGTGTATTTGTCTGAGGTTATTCTATCTGCTCGGCCTAAGTCCTTAATCTCTAAGTCTTCAAGTTTCATATTAGCCTGTTGGGAGATGAATGTTGCCCCTGTTAAGACAGCGATATCTTGTAAATAAAGTTTTTGTTTTTCTCCCGCCTCTGGAGCATGAATACAAAGTATGTTAGCCGCTCCTTTCATTTTAGTCGTTATAAGAGAAGGTAAAGCAGTCCCTCCAATCTCTGGGGCGATGATAACGAGATTGTTAAGATTCTGTTTAGACATATCAGTAAACAGAGGAGCTAATTCCATAACATCATTAACACTTTTATCAGTAACTAATATGTATGGATTTTCAATCGTGGATTCTTCGGTATCAGGGTTGTTGATGAAGAGATGAGAACAATAACCTTTTCCAAATTGCATACCTTCTTGATAGTCTACCCAAGTATCAGCACCTTTACTTTCTTCTATGGTAACTATTCCATCTATTCCAGTCTTTTCAAGAACACTAGCTACTAATTCACCAAGTTCTTCATCTTCGGCACTTATAGTTGCTACTTGTTTTAACATCTCACCTTTAATTGGAGTTGTTATCTTATCAAGTTCGGCGACTAATTTATCTCGTCCACTTTCTAATCCTTTACGTAAACTCATTGGATTAATACCGGCAGAGATAAGTTTGTAACATTCTTTGATTATTTCATCAGAAAGGATAGTAACTGCGGTAGTTCCATCTCCAACTGCCATAACTTGTTTTTGTGCTGCTTCACGGACTATCTTAACTCCGAGATTTTCTGTTGGGTCCGATAATTCAATAGCTTTGGCTACTGACACCCCATCGTGAAGGATAATATGCTCATATCCTTTATCAATTCCTACACACCTTCCACGACTTCCAAGAGTAGTTCCTACTGCTTTGGCAAGTATATTAGAACCTTTAAGTAATTTTTTAAATGCTTTTTGATTAAAGTTTATTATTTTCATTTTTGTTTTTCTATAACTTTTAATCCATCTAAATCTTCTACTAAAATGGTCATTTTCCAGTTTGGAATTAATTTCCCAATAACATCAAAATCTGCTGTTCTAACTCCACTTTTTTTAGAGAAGACCATTATATATTCCTTATCTTTGTCTAATTCAATTTTTGCAATATCTTTTATATCTATTTTCATTTTTGTTTTTTGTTTCTAATAATATAAGTTCCTTTAGTTATCTTTTTTAAAAATTCTTTTACAGTTTTAATATCTTCTTCCATATCAATAGAACAGTATCTCTCACCATCAGAAAAAGATATTTTCAAATCATAAAGCATACTTTGTATTTCATCGTCCAATTTTTTATTCATAGTTTTTCAATTTTTGCCATAATATCCAAGAATTTTATCACCTTAAAGTTTCTACCATTTTCTGTGTAACTCTCATGTCCCCAATGTCTGCATAAAACTATATCACCTACTTCTAATCCTTCTGGGGGTTCAATAATAGTTCCCCATTCATTTTTAACTGCTTTACCTATTGAAATTACTTTACCTTTTACTTGTTTCTCATCGTCACTCTGTATTTCTAAAACACCTGCTGTTTCCTTG